CTCGGAGCGGGGCGCACTTTCCAGATCAACAAGACCCATCTGAGAGCCTTCAGCAGAAGCCACAAACGACTTTCGCCGTCTATGGCGCTTACCCCGCCGGGCAGGAACCGCCATACCATCATTAGGAAGCTGAAGACCCCCTTCAGAATCCACACCATCAAGGCAGACCTTTATACCTTCCGATGCCTCGGAGCGGGGCGCACTTTCCTTGATGCGTGAATCCTTCTGAGTTTCCCCCTCAAGATGCTTATCAACCTGGCAGACCTTTATACCTTCCGATGCCTCGGAGCGGGGCGCACTTTCCAGATCAACAAGACCCATCTGAGAGCCTTCAGCACTAGACGGCGACGAATCCCAATTAGCGGGATGCCATGCATGGTTATCTTTCTCAACAGAATCAGCAGAAACAGGGCCAGACGCTCCCGCCTCTCCTTGCTCCACTAAATCCGCCTCGAATGCGGCAATCATAGCCGCTTCAGAAAAACCAGAATCCCCATTTAGGGACACTTCAGACACAAAAGACCCATAACCGCGCTCGCTACCATCTACTGGACTAGCCGTATTATCTTCTTCAGTCTGGCAGACCTTTATACCTTCCGATGCCTCGGAGCGGGGCACACTTTCCTTATGAAGAAGTTTTTGGTTAGCCTTTTCAGTCGATGCAGCAGGGCGGGCTTGAAGCCCTAGCGCCTTGACTGCTTCCTTTCCGGTTACTTTTGGTTTTTCTGATTCTGAAGATAGCGGTACGTCAATATCGTTATCTTTCAGAAACTCAACGGTGATAGCCCCGTAATAGGGCTTCACGGGTGCAGGCAACAGTGTTCCTGACCAATCCTTGTTATCTTTTCTAGAGCTGTTGCATGATTTGCAGGCAACAACCATATCTGCGGGCGTTTCAGCGCCCTTGGAGGGGTGCAGATGGTCATAGGTTGCCCCTCGTGCAGATTTCCTGTCTTTCCAATAAACGACACGTCCACACCATCGGCAAGCATCGCCGTCTCGAAGGCGAACAGGCACCGTTAGCGCCGGGTTGCGGTTGTCGTTCTTGCGGCGGTTCTCCCAGTCGATCTCTTCCTTTAGCCGCATATGGAATAGTTCAGGATCATCAAGAAGTTTATAAGCTGTATTTCCGTCTTTGGAAATCTCTTCAAAGTACCCGCAAGCAATAGCTGCCTTTATCAGCTCTTCAGCGCGGGTAAAGCCTGCGATGGCGCGAATAGTACCCAATTCGACAATGTAATCAGATTTGTGCGATGCAGACATGGACGCTGCCAGGGCAGCAAAGCCGAAAAGCTCCATTTTTAGGCGTTCGTCTGCCTGTGGTAACTCTAATGCCCTGAGAACCACAGGGTGAGACGCTGCTGTGTCTCCAACTCGTAGCCAGGGCATATTTCCTCTTTCAGGGGTTTGTTCGTTCTTTTGGTTCGTTCTTTGTACTTATTAAGGTACACAAGCGGCGCGGTTTTTTCAAATTCACGCGCCGCTTGCGTCCAATATTTCCATTTTAGACTATCGGGTCTGTACCGATAATGCCTTCAGCTATCGTATCAATCATAACTTGCGAGCTTTCGATAATCTGCGTGCGATTCTTGATTTCGTTTTCTGTAGGCTCTTTCCCCTGCTTGAGCAAGACAATAATATGCCCGCTGAAGTTGAGGTAAATCCGGTTTGCTTCAGACATGGTAATCGGCGATCCGTACAGCGATTCTGCTTTCTTGAGCTTAGCTATATCAGCGACTCCTAACCCGGCGCTTAGCGGCCCTGGCCGCAATTCCCGCGAGTTAAACTCCTTGAGAATTTGGCGGTATGGCCATTCCTGCCACTCTTCAACAGCTGTTCTCACTTCAGCGTTAGCGCCCGCATCTGAGATCAGAGTGAAACTCACCGTTCCTTCGAATCCCTCTCCCAGCTCAATATCAACAGTGTCTTTCACGTCTTCAGATTCCAAAACCTTCACAATGGCAGGAATCCGCTTGAAACTGAAGGCAAAATCTTCTGGCACTCCATCCATTGCCACAATCGGAATGAGCGCGAGCGCGGTTGTTGTTCTGTTTGTTGCGGTTAGGGTTAGTAGTTGTTGGCCGCCGTTGTCTCTGGTTGTGGTTGCGAAGATTAGGTTTTGGTAGCCGTGGATTTCTTTTTCTTCTTTGGAGGGGTTGCGGGCGATTGGTTTTAGGGCTTCAAGTGCGCCTATGAGTCGGTTTGCTGGTACGGTTATTCTCATTTTTGTGTTCTTTCTGGTTGTGGTGGTTTAGCGGAGGGCTGCTAGTTTTGCGCCTAGCGGGTCATGGATTGCGTGTTTTATGGAGTGCCTTTGCGCTTTTTTGAATGCGTTGCTGTAGTCTTTTTCGGCGCGGGTTGATACTGTCTTGCAGTCGTTGCAGCCCCATACCCAGCCGCCGCCGTCGTATTCTGTTTTTTCGACTTGGGTGTGGTGTGATCGCCATTCGGTTTTGTTTGGTTCAGGGCGGCTCATAAATCCGTTTCGCCATACTTCAGGCTTTTGTACCCATCCGAGCCATGCGAGTACTTTTTCTTTCTCTGCGGGGTGTAGCGAGCGCATTTTTGCGATGCGTTCTTGGAGGGCGGGTAGTTTTACTGCGGTGACTGTTTCGGCTTTGCGCCAATCGTCGAGGGCGGCGTGTGTGTGGGTTTTGATTTTCTTGCGCCCGGCGGCGGGGATTCCGGTTAGGGTATGCCCGTGTCCTGCTTTGCCTAGTAGGCGGTCAATGTCTTTGGCTGGGATGTACAGGGTTCCTTTGACGAATAGGAAGCGTACAGTGTTTTCGAAGTCGCTGTTTACCCATCCGTGGGAGTAGATTTCTTGAACGGCTTCATCGCGGCGGCGTTCACGGAATGCGGGTAGGGTTTGTTCGTTCTTCATTTTTTGGTTTCTCTTTCTTTGGAAGGGTTGCGGGGGGGGTTATGCTTCGTTGTCGATCACGAAATCGGCGTATACGTATTTGGTCATGCCGTGCCAGATGTATACCTGCTGTTCTTTGTGGTTCACTTCGAGCTGTGCAGGCGTGTTTATTGCTTCAACGATGGCGGAGGCGATAGCGTCTGCTCTCTTGTAGGGGTTGTCACCGTTCCAGGTTGCTACTGCTTTGGCTTTTACGGCTGGTTTTTCCCAGGGTTTGGTTTGGATGGTGATTTCTGCTGCGTGAGTCATTTTCGTTCCTTCGTTAGCGGTGTGCTGCTTTGGATCGCCCTGTTAGCCGATCAGTGAATGCGGTCATTGCTGACAGGTTGGCTTTGAATACTTCTGGTTCTGAGATTTCAGGTACTCTCTCTAGAGAGTCTGCGATATGTTGCAGGTGTGATTCTGCGAACCTCAGGTTCCCAGATGGGCCGCAAGCGCGGCGGCCTCCCAGATGCGGGTACAGGCCCTTCGTTGCCCTGTCTCTGAGTGTTCGAGCGGATAGCACGCCGCCTAAGAGTTCAGAGGCTTCTTCAGGTGTGTAAACCTTTTCGCCTATTTTCATGCTGCCACCGGCTCCTTTGCTTTAGCGTACTTTTCTGCTTTGGCGGTCATTTCTTCGAGCGCCCATTCTTGAGCATGAGTGTTCTCCCAATGCTCTTTAGCTTCCTGTTGCAGGTTTTGAATCTCTTTGCGGGCTTTGGCCATCGAGCCGTGATATGAGGGGAAAATCGTTTTCTCCCACACGCAATGCTTGCAGCTCAACGACATCATGGCGTTAGCCGGTTCGCCGTTCGTACCGCGAACAACGTCTTTCTTCTGAGTGAATGCTGATAACAAGGCTTTCTCCCTAGCTGATTTCGAGAACTTCAGATAGATTCGCTTTCCTGCTTCTATCCGCTTGTTGCGGGCTTCAAAAAACCCTTTTAGTTCTTCTGGATACTCTGGACGCGGTTCAGGTCTTAGCTGTGCAGGAAGTGGCTTCCTTGGAGGCTTCGCCGCCTGAAACTCTTCCTTCGTGATGGTCTTACGTTTTAGCCGTGCCACCCATCGCACGCGGCAACTCTCGCAACCTTGCGTCCACTTGCGGCGATCACCGCCGCATTTCGAACAAACATCCCCGATCATAGTTTGATGCTCCTATTCCCAATAGCTGAGTTCATGTAAGCGCGAGAAGATTTGATGTTTTCCACTCGCTTAGCCTCCCAGGCTTTCAATGTCTTCTGCGTGAAAAGCAAGCCTGTACGGTCATCCGTCATAGCGTCTGGTACGAGGCGGTTCTGTACGCGGTTGAACATTCGCTTCACCGTCTGCACTTGGATTCCCAGATGCTCTGCTGCCTGCTCAATCGTTAGTAGGGTTTCCCCTGGATGCTCTGCCTTATATGGGGTCTCAGACGGCAAATGAGCGAATTTGATTGCGTATCCTACAGCCACGGTGCCTGCTCCTTCTTGAACTGCTCCTTCTCTTCAGTACTGTTCCACACGCGGTAATCCCACAGAAGAACCGTTGCCACCGTGAAGAAGATCGTGCCAAACGTTGCACCGTTCGCAACCATCACACCATTAGCGAGCGCTGAGTATACGGCCCCTACGGCGCATATGATGGCTAGGATTGCTGTTGCTGCTGCGGGGTAGATTTCAAATTTCATTGGTTCGTTCCTTACTTTTCCTTGATGATTTCGATCATCTTTACTAGATGCCCTTCAAGAAGAGTTAGCTTGTAGATTTCTCTTCTCAGGTTGAAAGCCTTATCTTCGAGGTCTTTCTTTTCTTTGATTGCCTCTGAACATTTGGCCTGCGTTTCCTCAAGCTGTTCTTGCAGAGGCCCTAGAATGTCTTTGCCTGTTTCTTTCATCTCTTACGCCTCGCTTCGTATGATTCGCCGAACCATGTAGCCCTTGTCGTATGCAGATGCGTTTATGGTTGTTCGTGTTTGGCCGGGGCCTTTCGTCTGAATTGTTACTTGGATTCCCAGTTTTCCTTGTTCTGCATAGTAGTTCTCTATTACTGAACCGGGCGCTTCTTTGCCTGCGATAGTGCGAACACGTTTGTAGATTGACTTTGCCATTTCGTTCTTTCCTTAGTTCACTGCTTCGAAATCGTCTTGTGTTACTTCTTTGGCGGTCAGTACCGCTTTCGCATAGGTTTTGAGTGTTTCCATTACCTCTTGCTCCATTGAGCGTTTGGTTTCTTCGCTCTCAATGGCGGGCATGGCTTGAGCGATTTTGTTCACGCGGTAGCTGACCTCGTTGAATTTTCTGACCGCTTCTCGTGCAGTCTCGCTCATGTCTTTTATGAAGACTATCGGCATTTCTTCCATTTCGTTCTTTCCTTTCTTCTGTCCCTGTTTAGGTACGTTGTGGGCATATTTTTTATTCTGGCTGCTCAATGCCTACCCACAGGGTGGTGATTGGCACATCGAGCCATACGGCGACCTTTGCGAGCTGATCCACCTTCAGAGGGGTTTTCCCGTTCCTTAGGTTTGATGCCTGTTGAGCTGTTACACCTAACAGGGCTGCGAGTTCCTTCACTTTCTTCTTGCGCATTCCCATGTATGCGCGGATAGCTTCAGAGATTCGCTCTGTCACCTGCATATCTTTATTTTTTTTTGCTTCCATGTTTTAGACTATATACCCATTTGGGTACGCTTTGCAAATTTTCCCGTAATATTTATTTGCAATGAGAGTTCTTTAGAGTTATGGTTTAGATATGGGACAGACAGCAAAACCTAAACCAACCACATTTACAACCGCTGTTCACGCCGCGCTGCGTGATGAAGTCGAAAAGCGCGATTGGTCTTTTCGCCGCCTTGCTGAAGAGTCAGGGATCGGAAAGAACCGCATCTCGCGTACAGTGTCGAGAGACGAAACGCCGCTTGACGTGAACGAGCTTGACTCCATCTGCTCTGCACTAAGAGTTTCACCTCTTAGCATCTTGCGGGCGGCGCAAGACCTCCTTGATACATCTCTATTGGCTACTGCGTAAGAACAAAGAAGAAAGCCGCCGCTCCTACCGTTGCATATAGGGGCGGCGGCTTTCTTGCCACATGAGAACCGTTTAATCAGAAGATCTAGTTTACTGATTTACATCATCAAGTCTAACAGTTTCACACAGTGTAACGAATGATGACCGCGTCACCATATCAACGTATTTTCAACGGGCGCGAGCGCGGGATATGTCTTTAGTTCGTTGTGTTTGCGGGGTTCCCTATTTAGGGGCGGGCTGGGAGGGGTTTTCAAGTCCCCCCTCGCGCACTATAAAAACACTAGTCAGAGCGTTTTTATCTCCCTGTTGATGACACGGTACGGCTTTTTGATGACAGGCAGATAGGTTATAGCTATGGCTACTGTTAGAAAGAGAATAAGGAAAGATGGCACTGCGGCTTTTGCGGTGACATGGCGTGAAGGTGGAAAGCAGACTTCACGGACGTTTGCGCTTGAAAGCGATGCTAGGATGCTCGCTGATTTTTTGAGTGCGAACAATAATTCATTTACGCAAGCGGCGGCTGCGGCCAGCACGGTTATTAGCAGGTACCCTTCTGTTGATGACACGGTACGGCGGCATATTGAGTCTCTTACTTCTGTTACGACTGGCACGAGAGAGAAGTATAGCCGCATTCATGATCGGCATATTATGCCTGTCTTAGGTGGTATCTCCATTGATAAGCTGCGGCGTGAAGACGTTGTGAGATGGTTCAATGCGTTAGGGTTATCTGCTAAGACTAAGAAGAATATCCACTCGCTACTATCTGCTGCTTTATCATCTGCTGTGCGAGAGGGCCTTATCGAGAGCAACCCGGCAGCGGGGATTCGAGCAGAAAGGGAGCTACCCAAAAAGGCCCCGGTCTTCCTGACACGCGAGCAATTCGAGCTGATCGCCTCTACTATTGATTTCCGATACTCCCTGTTTACGAGGTTCCTTGAAGGTACCGGCCTGCGGTTTGGTGAAGCCACCGCGCTTACATGGAGTGATATTGACTTGCGGCGCGAGAACGGCATTATCAAGGTAACAAAGTCCATCCAGGCGGGCGCGGGCGGCGGCTACAAGATAGCACCACCCAAAACAAAAGCAGGCAGGCGAACAGTCACGATGCAGCGAGCGCTTACGGAGGCTATGCGTGGTTGTATGGTTGATTCTGCGGCTGCTGCGGGTGATCTTGTGTTTCAGTCGCCGTTTGGTGGGATTTTGGGGAATGGTTTTTTTCATCGGCGGGTGTGGATTCCGTGCATGGATGAAGTGGAGGGTGAGTTAGGTGTTCGCCCTCGTGTGCATGATTTGAGACATACTCATGCTTCGCGGTTGATTGAGGCGGGGGTTCCTTTGCCTGTTATTCAGGTTCGTTTAGGGCATGAGTCTATTACTACTACGGTGGGTACTTATGGGCATTTGGCGGTTGATGCTGATTTGCGGGCGGTTGAGCTTTTGGGGTGATAGCGCCCTTGTTCGTTCTTTTGTTACGTTTTGTTACATTCCCTAATTAGGTACATTCGCTATAAGTGGCTTATAGTGTTTTGTGTAAGCGGGGCTGGTTCGAAAGGCCCTACTGAAGAAAGAACGAAATCATGAAAAAGCAACATTACCAGGTCTTGAGCGCGGTTGAGTTTCACCAAGATTCGACTAAGGCTTGGCTCTCGCACTTCACCACTGATATTGACTCTTCAGAGATTGAGAATAATAAGCCGGTCTTTGACGCTATCGACGCTTTCATGGGCGAAGAAGAAAATAGCGTTACACTTCCTGACTCTCTTGAATTTGATTCATCTGATTATTGGGAGGCTGTAGCAGAAGCCCATGACGAAATCTTGGAACGGCTGCATACCTATCTTAGGAAACAGCTTGCGCCGATTGCACCCGATGGGTATAGGTGGCAGATTGAAGAGGGCGAAGTAAACCGTGTGTACACTGCTGGCAATCCGCATGATGTGCAAGATTTCCGTATTCGCACCATTCCAGGTTTCAATTCAGGAAAGTAAGGGAAAATATGGAAGAGATCGAAGGCTTTCAGACCAAAGCGGCCAGACTCGTCAAAGACGCTCTCATGTACATTGTCAAAGTCGAGTTTCCAGACCACACCTTACGAAGGCTAACCATTGAGAACCAAGGCCGCGAGCGCGCTAAAGCAGAGATTATGGCGGTTAATGATAAAGAGATTGTGTTTGCTACGATTTACGCCGTCTTCAAGAAAAATAAGCGATGGATTGACCATTGGGAAATGCGAGACGTTATCTATAGCAAACGGTACCTGAAGGACTAAGTAACATGAACCTCGCGCAAGTCAAAGAACATATTATTTACATCCTTGATGAATATATGGATGTCAAAGCAAAGCTACTGTACTTTGCGATGTTCTTCAAAGAAGAGAATGAAAGGTTTTATTTTGATCCAGTTGAGTATCAGGCACTCTCAGGGGCAGATAGCTTACAACAGCTGAACTATCTCCTATATGTGCTTTCTGAAGAACATGGTTTGATCGACATTTTCGTGGATGATGACAAAGAGCGACACATCCAGCTCAGGCACATCTAACAACAATCTATTATGCTTCGCCGCCCGGCTTATGGGTAGAGGCCGGGCGGCGCTGTACAACCAGGAAAGGAAAATAAGAAATGTCAGGAAACGTTTTACGACTCGTGCGATATGGCAGCGATGAAGCTATGGTGACTCGCAACGCCAAATCCTTTGCGCTGATCCGTGAGACTTCACGCAAAAGCGGCGAATACATCGCCCTCGACTACAACCTAGCGAACATGCCCGGCCTCGACAACGACAAGAAGATGTTAGGCGGCGTGAACGCTCCCAGCCTGACCGGCGCAACGATGCATGAGGTATTCGAAAAGATCAAGGCAGCTTATGGGGATGATGACTAATGAGCAAGCCCCGTGTAGCATTCGGGTTGAATGCCCTGGCAGATTATCTAGGCACAAGCAAGCAGAATCTCTATCAGCTTGTCGCTAAGCATCAACCACCGCATAGCGTCGAAATACAGGCAGGCAACAAAACCATCAAAGGCTACGATAAAGACGCGCTGAAAGAATGGTACGACAACCTGCCAGGCAGAATAACCGCCGCAACAAAAGCAGGCAGCAAAACATACCACGTAAGAAAGGACTCATAATGACAATGCCGCAAAGAGGCAACAGCATAGAGCTTGAACCTTCACTAATAAAATTTCTGCCCTCGCCTTATGGCAGTTTCCCAGAGGCTATATATGAGTTCTCTGTATTCGTCAAGATCGTTGAAAAAGTTGATGGCCCTGTACTCTCTTGGAAGTTCCCGCCTGAGTTTCCCCCGGAGGGTTTTTCCTTCTTTGAGCAGATTCCTTTTTACGCTAGGTTTTCCCACACCGTTATTGAATATCTCGAAGTGATTCTAAAACAGATCGGTCTTGAGATTACCTCGTATAAGAAATGTGAAAGTGGTGGCTACATGCTTCGTGTATCTAGTTCTGCAACTACCCTGAACAAACGAGACTTTTACCGGATTATTGGTTGTCCTAACTAACCAGATTGGAGAAAGGATTTACTATGATTGAGCTAGAAGAACCGTTCCTTAGGCTTGCTGCTGGCAGTGGCAAAGGTATTACAGCGGATATCGTTTTCTCTGTGCGCATCACGCTTGAGAACAATAAGCCTGAAGAGCTTAGTGTGTCTTACGAGTTTGCAGAAGGTTTTGATGTTGAAGACTTCTTTAACCGCATCCCAGTTTCTTCTTTGGGTATTGCCCGAGTTGGTTTACACCGTTACTTCGTAGATGTTTTTAAGCTCTTAGGGGTCAAGGTTGAAAACAGTGTGATCATTGAGTCTAATAAAATTCAGTTCTTGCTATCCACGGATAATTTCAAGGTAGAGCCTCGCTTCCTATCGTCTGATATTTTGAAGACTAATAAGAAGAGGCTTCTTAGATAAAAAAGTATCCGCCCCTCCCAGTTTTTGGGAGGGGCGAATATTTTTGCTGTTTTACGGCTGCTGTGGTGCATCCGGTGTGGAAGTCTTAGGGTAGTCTTCAGCAGGTACTACCCACCCGATACCGGGAACATATACTTCTTCCTTCGAGCGCTGGCCGGGCGGGTTCGACTCGAACCGGGCCGCGTCCACATCTTCATGCTTAGGCTGTTCAGCAGGGGCGATAGCTGAGAGTTTGCCACTGTTGCGGTACTCTTCGAAAGCTGCACGAGAGCCGCCCGCCTCGACGGGTGCAGGCTCATTCTTGGAATCTCCCACCACACCACGGGCTGCGGCCTCCATCGCATCGGTGAAGGTCAGCTTATCGCCGGGTGACTGTCGCCCGCCAATGAGCGCGCCTACAGCGGAAAGCAGGATAAAGAGAGTGTTCTTGATTTCTTCAGGCAAACGGATGTCTGCCAGCTCAAGGCCGTATGCGATAAGAACAACGATGCTTGAAGCGATCGCGGTACCGATGGTTGCGCCCTTGGTTACGCCGCCTACATAACGGGTTTCGTTCATTAGTTTACCTCTGCTTTCAGGTTGGTCTTTGCTAGGGTCTCTTCGAGGGCTGCTGCTACGATTGCCTTCAGGTCTTCACCCGATGCATTGACAATCGTGTTTCCCCCCTCTGCTGCGGGGCGGGCGTGAATCTCATTCACCTTTGCCCGCAATTCCTGAAACTCACGGTTCAACTGTCCCTGATTAGAGACACCCTGAATACCATAAGCCCATGATTCAGCTGCACGAGCTGAGTTTCGCATCCAGTTAGCAAGTGTCGAATCGCGGTTGATGCCATCGCGGCCAGGCTGCGAATAGCTGATAACGTAGTCGAGCTTATCGTTCAAGCTCTTCAGCTGATTGTTCAGCTGGTTAAACTGTGCTTCAGACAAGTCAAAGTCTCCATTCTGGATAGAATTACTGATTTCTTGCGCGGTATTGGCGATTCCCTGGAACACCTTCAGAGCGCGGTTGTAGATGTCCGTCTTGGAATAGGTTCCAGGGCATTCAGTAGCGAACCATTCCCGATGCTCTGTCAAAGGCAAAATACCGTATGTCTTCCAACAATCGGCGACGCGCTCTGCCACAGTCTGCAAATCCCCCGCGCTCATGCGAGGGTTGCATTCAAACGTAATTGACTGAGCGTTTCCTTTGGCGTTGCCGTTTGCCCATGCAGCGGCGGAATGATCAACAATCACGCCTACAATGCCATCCGAAATAACCTCATGCGCCGATGTACTCACCGATGGGCTATCACAGAAGAACCACATGACCTGCTCCCAGGTTTGCCGCCATTCCGGTCTACCCCACCAATGCAAGGTAATATTCGTGATCGTTCGAGGATACCCGAATGTTGCCTGCACGCGGTTACCCGGCGTGAAATTCTTCGCATCACGATTTGTCACGAGCTGATATGACAAAGGCGAACCTCCTTTCTAATCATCTTCAGAAAACCAAACACACAGCGAGCGCGGTTAGTGTTGCTGTTGTGTGTTTGGTTTGCGTGTTTTGGGTGCCTGTTATGGGGCGGGCGGGCCTTTGTTTGGGTCTACTCCTTCGTGCTGGCCTGGTACGGGGATTTCTTGTGACCATTGAAGTAGGGCTTGGATGTAGCCGTCTAGGGCTGCTGGAATTGGTGGCGCGGGCGGGGGTTGCCGCTGGTTGATGTGCGATGTTAGCAAGACAAGGTGTGACATTGCCATCGAGAGAGCGAGGCGGGCGCGATCTTGTTTCAGGTATGCTTCTGATTGGATTGCCCGTGTGTCTCGCTCCATCTTTTTTGCGTCTTCTTCCATCTTTTCGATGCGGGCGTATAGTTCGTTGTTTTGGTCTCGTAGTGAGTTTAGGCTTTCGATGGTGCTGTCTAGTTTTGCTTTTGCTTTGCCTGCGGTGGTTTCTTCGTGTTTGCCGAACCATGAGAAGAAGGCGGTTAGCACGGTTCCGATTAGCGCGCCGATGATGCCGTATAGTGCTTCAGGTGTGTTCAGTGGTGGGAGATTCGTTTTCTTTTCACCTCCTTATGCTTCTAGTCGTTTTATGGCTTGCGCGATTGTGTCTGCGAATGCTTCACGGGCTGCTCCTAGCGGGTGGGTTAGCGCGCCGGTGGTTTCTTTGACTGTTACGCCTTTTTGTTCCCAAAAGCCGGGTTCGTTGTCCCATCCGTCGCCGCCGAAATATTCGGGGTGTACGGTTCTGAAATCGGCGAACACATCCGCACCTAGTGAAGCTAGGTTCGCGCTGTCGCGGCAATATGCATCGAATGCAAGCATGTTCTGGTTTGCGGTTTTTACGATGGTTTCCCCATCTGGTGAAGTTTTTCCATCGGATGGGATGGAGCCACAGAGAACGACTTTATCGAATCCTTTACCGTATTTTTCTTTGACGATTAGGTTTGCTGCTGCGATGTAGCGGCGGGTGAGTTCGATTAGTTTTGCGGTTGGCCAGGGCGCGCCGGGTTTCTCGAAAGCCTGGTTCCTGGTTTCGCCGCATACCAGAATGTTTTTCTTATTGGGGTTGAAGTGTGGCAGGATTTTTGAGACGGCCTCAACCATGACTGCCCATGATATGCCCGCGATAGCGACGTTTGCGGCGGTCATGTTCTTCTCAGATATGAGGGTCGCAAAGCTGCCTATCTTCTGGATGCCGTTGTACGTCCATTCCGCATAGTATGAGTTCGCATCAACGATCAGGTTTGCGCCGTCGAGACTGAATTTCTGCTGTGGTTCTTCAGTTGCTGCTTGGATAATTCGCGGCTGTGTCAGTGGCAGAAGTAAAGCGTGACTCATGGTTTATCCTTTCCCGGCCATTTGGCGGATGGTAAGGTTACCCCATCTCCAACCGTATATTTCCACCGGATCATTCGCACCGTATTTGTTCATCCAACAACGGAATGCGCAAATAGGTTCACGGGTGTTGTCTTTGCGAACAACAGAATAGCGTACAACGCCATCGAGGCGGCGCAATTCGATACCCTTATCGCCTTCCTTCACGGGTACTTCTGTCGCCCCGTAGCTAGACATGTACGCGCCAGAGGTTGCGGGAGCAAACGACGATAAAGCCCATACTTTCTGCCCTTCTTTTTCTTTGACTACCACCGTGGCTTTCGCCGCGCCTATGCCCTGCTCCCATCCGGTGCGTATCGTGTCCTTGTTTTCGATATGGCCTTCACCATCGAAAGAGATAAGCACGGCGGCCCCGTCTTTCGACAGGGAGCCGTTGAGGGTTTGCAGCTTTTGATTTCCCATTTTCATACGGCTAGGGTCGCCCTCAGCAAATTCTTCACCATTCACAGAGTTATGGGCATACTCGAAGGCTACAGCCTTACCGGTTTTATCCTTGAAAGCTGTTTTCATGGGGAATCCGCCGTTAGCGGTGGGTAGAAAAAACGCCTTGAGAACTTTAGCTTCCTGGCCTTTCACCCATCCGCCATGAGCGGCGGCATAGCTTAGCTCTGAGAGCGGCATTTCAGTTTCGCTATCTGCGGCTTGGTAGCGCGAGTATGACCATGCTGATTTACCGGCGGGGTTCACGGCTCGCACCTGATAGATGCCACGCATACCAGCCGCCGCGTCAAACTCATACGAGGTACCTGTGACACCTAAAGGGTTAGCACCGTCGATAGAGACTTCATATCCTGTTGCGCCTGGCACTGCCTGCCAGGTTACGGTTGTCATTGCCATCTCTTACCACTCTCTCCTAGCCGATACCAGGGGCAGCCGGGCGGCCTCCTGCTGCTACCTGCTCATTAGCCACATAGCCTAACGTGATGCCTTGGCCTTCAGGCTTGACAAAAATCAGCAGGCCAGGGGCAGACGGGGCGGCCCCTGTCGAGGTTTTCCAGGTGATACCCGCCGGGTGCGACACCACAGCGGTTGTATAGATGGCCTGCACCGGCGCATTAGTCAGCTCATACGTGCCAGAGCTAATAGTTTTGATTGGCGGCGTGGTAGCATCCACACCATCGCGGCCAGGGTTACCCGGATCACCTTTAGGGCCAGGTTCACCTTTTGGGCCAGCCGGGCCAGGGATACCCTGATCTCCTTTAGGGCCAGGCGTACCAGGCTGCCCGCCGCCCGTATTGGGCAGCTTCGCAATCTCGCGCTGAACAGCAGATTCAACAGCCGGGGTAAGGCTCTGCACGAGTTCATCTGCAAGCACAGCACGAGCAACCGTGCGGGCTTCACGTTTCACCCCCTCAAGAGGCTTACCGTAAAGCTCCTTCTCCTCATTAACGAGGGCTACACTCTGCAAAGCTGCCATATTCTCAGACATGATCTTTTCCTACTCTCCCTTAATAACAGCAATCGAAGCCGCGAGCGCGGTTAGTTGTTCTTGTGGTGCGTTGAGGGCTTTGAGTGCTGTGTATTGGGTTTCTAGAATTTTGAGGTTTTCGAGGTATGTGTTTAGTTCGCCTTTGGCCCATGCGATTTGTAGGTTCCACAGCCAAGGGGCGGGGATTGTGTCGTATGGGTTTGTTTCGTTTGCGCCGCGTTCGCCGATGGTGTCGTTGGTTAGGTAGAGGTTTCCGACGTTGAGGTTTTCGGCTTTGCGTAGGATTTTTATGGCTTGGTCGAAGCTGGTTACATCGTGGATGCAGTGCCAGAATTTTTGTCGCGGTTGCCCGGCGTAGTAGTTTTCTTGGAGCCATGTTGAGGCTTCATAGAAGGCGGCTTCACGTTCAAAGGTCATGAGGTAATCGGCGGCTGCGAGCATACCTTCAGCGGTGAGTGTGCCAGGGTTTGCGACTACTAGACCGGCGGGGAATATTTTCTTCAGGCGGGCGCGCAACTCAGTGTAGTAGGCAATTTTGGGGGCTTGTTCGTCTTTGCCGTGGACGACTTCATCTAAGAAGAAGTCTTCCACGCCGAACCAATCATGATAGTTTCGGGCTTGTGCGATAACACTGTCGAGGGATTCTTCGCCGTATTTGGTACGAATGTAGCCCATTGCTTTTTGCCCGTATTCATCACGGTTTATTTTTAGCTGGTTTGCAAAGTTTGTGTACGAATCAGAGCCGGGGCCTTCGCCGGGGCCTGAAGCCGGGTTGATGATAACGAAGGGGATTACGTCTGCGGCTTCAGCGAGCGCCTGCCATTTGGAGCCTTCAGGTTGGTTGCGCAGCCAGTGATCGGCGTAAAAATATGAGGGCACGAAGATAGCACGGTTGCGGGCGCGGTAGTGTGCCTGTTTGGCGGCGATGTTGATTGCTTCTTGGACGTTACCGGTGGTTGTTTCAGTGGTAGGGGCGGCGGCGATGCTGACGTGTTTTAGCGCGCCGTTTACGACTTCTGCGGTGATAATTGCGCCTTCGTTTTGTACCACTGTTTTTGCTTCTTCGCGGGCTATTTGGCGTATCTGATCGGTCATAGGCGTTCCTATTCTGTTTCGATGCTGAGGGTTGCGGTTCCATCGCCGTTAGGGGTGATGCGGATGCGTTCTGCCTTAGCGGCGGGGGCTGGCACATATGGGCTGTTCGCGGGGTGTGGCGCGTAGATGGTGGTAAGGTCGAGAGTCTGCCCGGCCTGTACCGTGATCATGCGGGATGGCAGGGGTACGGGGGTACCGGCGCTATCTCGAAGATTCGGGTACACCTCATAGGTTGCTTTGCCGTCTTTAGCTTCAGGTGAGATTGTCAAGGTTATACCAGGTTCGCTTGTGGTTATTCCTGATGCCTGCCAGTCTTCTACGATTTCGCCGTCTTGGAGGCGGGCGGCGATTTTTGCACCCCAGAAGAAGCTACCGTTTGCGGCAAATTCTTCTACTGCACGGAATTTGATTTCACCGTGCAGCGGTTCGTTTTTGCCGTTCACGGTTCGAGGGGTGACAAATTTTCCGATGACACGGGCTGTTTTAGTCATTGTGGGTTTCCTCGCTGGTTTCGTCTGAATGAGCTTTCGGTTCGTCGAGGGCGATAACGCCTAGCTGTAGTTTCGCGTCTAGTAGTGCGTCTCGAAGCTGTGCGTTTTCTTCAGCTAGGTAGATGCATTTAGCTTGGAGCTGCTGTAGGGTGAGTTCCATTGTGTGCCTTTCTTATTTGTCACGGCGTAGGGGCAAGATTATAATGTCGATCCAACAGTCTACGGCCTGTACACGGCTCGCGTTGTTTACAACTAGTTTGCAGCCTGATTCGGTTACGTCTGTCACGGTGGCAATGAGGGCGTATCCTGTGACAGGTTGAGCAATAATGTACGGGCGCTGTTCAAGACGTGTTGGATAGGTTACGTTCCATTCGTTCCAGCCGCCCGCGTTTACAGCGAATGGGCCAACAGGGATATGGAAGAAATTCTCTGTCTGCGTGAACAGGCCGTTCAGTCGCATGTTGCCTCGCACGCGGAGGGCTTCAGAGATTGTTACGCCGCCGTTATTATCAACCACTAGGCCCTTGATTAGCCCGTTTCGATCACCTTCATTACGCATACCAAAGCTAAACCACCCTGAAGGGTGCATGTGAATAACACCGTTTGGGCTACTCCCTGTTACCTCATGGGGGCGCATCTCGATAATAGATGAAACGGAATCCGTAGGGCCTTCAGGTTCAGTAGTCCAGATTTTCACGCCAGGGCGGCCTTCACGGGCTGTACGAAGAGTGCCAATGAAGTAGTTATCCTTACCCATTGCGTCGATCTTGACCTGCTGCAACCCGTTAGCGTCGAAAGCCTGGATACCCTCTGCGTTGATTTTCACGCCGCGATCATGTGCAGTAGAGGTTTGCAGCAGACCGGATGTGATGATTTGGGATGCCAGCTGCTCAACCTGAATCTTCTTCGCAATAAGTTCAGGTGTAACAATATTCTCGATCACGGTTGCACGCTGAAGAACAGCGTCTTCAGTAACTACAAGTTTCTTAGTCTCAGCTGACATGGCGCTAACAATCTCAGCGGCCAGCCGCTCAGTCACATTCAACTGCCTAACATCAAGCGTGCCAGGTACAATAAGATCACGGCCATTAAACGGCGGGGCGGTTAGCTTCTTGATGCCTGCGATAGCGGCTTCAGCTATCTTATCGTCCGAAATAGCCTGACCGCCGCCCCCGCCGCCGTTCTCAATAGCACGAATCCTAGACTCAGCATCCGCGAGCGCGGTTTCTGTGTTTTTTATGGATTGTTTGGCGGCTTCAACGATTTTGGTTGCTTCGTTTAGGCGTTCGTTGTATTTGGCTATTGTGTCGCCGTTCCAGGTGTATTTTTGTCCGTTGGTTGCATAGTAGGTTACGCCTTCGCCTGGTTGTGCGACTTTTAGGCCGTGTGGTACGGATGCGGGGGTTCGTAGTTGCTGCACGAGGTGGCGTAGTGTGTCGCCGGGGTTTGTTGGTCTTTGGTCTACGTAGCCTACCATTGTGCCGCCTGGAAGTCGATAGTGATTTTTCCGTCTAGGGAGCCGTTTAGTTTGATGATGCGCATTCGTCGTGTGCCGTCTGGTATGGAGAACCACCCTGCGGTTGTGACTGTTGCAACGTCTCCTACATGGAAGCTGCCTAGTGGTGTTTTGGGGTTATCCGCTAGAAATGATAGCGTTACCTGGTCTGTCATTACTTGTCTGCTTCGTAATGTTCCCCATGCCTTCTGTGTCAGCTGTGTTAGTTCTGATTGGTCTGAGTCTGTTATGACGGCTTCGAGGAATGGTGCACGGTGCTTGAAGACGCTGGTTAGGTCTTCTGCTATTCCGATGGCTTTTCCTTCGCCTTCGCCTGATCCGGTGCACCATACGCGGTGTACGATGTCTTTTCCGGTTGAGTTTATGGAAACGTCTTCGATTAGCCCTTGCGGTACGGTGGTATCAAAATCGGGTACCCATGTTTGGGGGATGAAGGGGTAGGTTTCGCCGCCGTGGCAGAAGTGCCATTCTATTTTTGTGTGCTGTTCGTTGGCCCATGCGGGGCGGATCATGATGTCTGGCCCGCCGATGACTTCTGAGAGTTCTTTCCAGCGTTTGCCGATCATGTTGTTTGAGACGTTCCATTTTTCATAGGTTCGTTCGCGCTGGCCTGTATCGCCGGGTATTTCTTTATGGCGGATGGGGAAATATCCGCCGGGGCGATCCATTGCGTGCTTGCATAGCTCCCAGGCGATGTTTCCTAGCGTGGTGCCACGGTATTCTAGATGCTCCCAGATGGTGCGGTTCTCGAATATCTCACGGATGCCCTTTACTTTCAGTTCGAGAGTGTGCAGGGTTTCTTTTCCCCAATCCTGTACATACCCGGCGATAATGGGGTGTTCTGCCCCGTCTGCTGCGGTATGGGTGAGTAGTACGCCGCCCTGTGGTGGTGTGTACCATTCAAAGGATTTGGTCTTCAGGTCTTTCTTCTGCACGGTGAAGGATAGTTCTTCAACGCCGTTGAGGGGGATAGTGAAAGAGCCGCCGCTTTCCGGTTCGATTGGTGCTCCAATGTCGCCGGTGCTGAGATTCAAGAAATAAAATTTAAAAGCCATAATTCGGCGGCTCCTTCCTTGGTTTTTATTCGGATGCAACACCCATATCAACGATGGTGAATTGGTCGCCTGCGTAGCGGCGTTCTGTGCCACCGCGAACACGCCAATAGCGGTAACCCCAAATATGGGATACAACGTAATGGATTTTGTGCAGGCCGGGCTTTACCGTCCAGACGCGGGCAACATCCCGTGTGTCGAAAACGTTGTTAAACTCGCGCTCTCGACAGAAGATAAGCTCGCCGTCTAGGTACACGTCGTATCGCACAACGCCTTGATCGGCGGTTGTTGCGCTCTCCCATTGGCCGGGCTTACCGTTTGCCACCGTAGAAGAGATTCGGATGTCGATATTACGGTCAGTGGGTACGAAGAATGTTCCCGCGCCGCGAGTGAAGCTGCCCTGATCTCGTGTTGCGTCGTCTTCGTGATAATGGCGGTGCAGGATACCGAGCGAGCCGCCTACCGGGCGGGAATACACAGGGTTTCCCGATTCTGGGATAGCTGAGGTGGCAGACACGCCGGGGCGCATCTCGCGCTTGGAGAGCATGACCGCGCCTTGAGGGACAGCCTGGCCAATCTTCACTACCGCTGAATTATTACCATCCGTTGCAGGTTGGTTCTGCTGCACATAAATGTATTCTGTGCGGCTCGTACCCGGCGATGCTGGCCGCGTGTTTATTGTCTGTTCTTGCACAGGGATTCGAACTGCCCTGCCTTTGGCTAGATGCGCAACCACTGCACCGGCGTTCACCTTCCACGCAAGCGTCGAGGTGCCTTCCACCGTGCAGCCATTGATAATGCCCGCCTCTGGATATTCGGCGGCTGTAATGGCCTGAATATCTTCAGGTGTGGTACCCACACCCTCCTTAGTGTTCGCTATACCGAATCCTGTAGCCATGAGGTCTCCTAAATGTATGTATCCGAAAAGTTCACATCAACCCACCCGCTAGATGGCGCGAGCGCTTCCACTGCCACCGTGAAGGGTGAGTTCGCTGGCGCGGTGTGCCATTGGCGGCGGGTGAGTTCTGCTGTTTGGTCTGAACCGCCGATGATGATTGTTCCTTT